CGACTGGCATTAGTAGTTCACCGCTATCTGTTCAACCTCGACCGCAAGGTTGGTGTCTTCGAGTTCCGCCTCGACGGAGATGTCTTCTGCATCAACAGAGATCAATGCGTTCTCGCCCTCTGCGGCGATGGCAATGTTCTCTTGGAAGTAAATCCTCCGAAGCCGCGAGTTGACAATCGTGGCTACCGCGAGAGACGCGCCCTGCGCGTTCTTGGTGATGTAAATCGTGGTGTTGGTCAGAGCAAAAGACTGCGCCTGACCGTTCACCCAGATCAGCAACTTCAACGCCGGGGATACCGTGGTGACCTCGTCCCCCGCCCCATCAAGGCGCTTCCTGATGTGCGCCGAGCCAGCGCCTGAAGCGACAGCCGCTGCGGACGCCGCCAAGATATTGCGGAGTTCGATGACTGCCGTAGTGCTTGCCACGGCAGAGCCAAAGCCAACGACGTTCTTAAAGATTCCTGCGGAGCCGTCTGTGGTGGCAACCGCCACACCAGAGAACGAGCCAATTACCTTGGTAATGGAAGCACTGGCGCTAGACAATGCAACAGCATCTACAGATGCGGCAGAGATCTTGTCAACGCTTGCCGCGCTAGTCGTTGTGACAACGCCAGCCGCGCTGCCGTCTACAACTTTGGTTACGGCAGCGGCAGAAGTTGTTTCTGCTGTGGCTACCGCGTTTACTCCGCTAATGATCTTTTCTAGCGCAGCCGACGAGGTTGTTGTTGCCGCAACAGATGCAGCAGCCTCCATCAGCACATCAAGAGACGCCTGACCGCTGGTAGATGCAGATGCAGCGCCAGAGGCAGACACGTTCTTGGAAATGTCAGCAGCGCCTGAAGACAGAACAACAACTTCAACAGCAAGAGCGGCGAGTGGTACGTTGAGGCTGGCTATGCCGTAGGTGTTGGCGATCGCGCTTGCGGACGCATTCGAGACCTTGACAACGTCAGTTGCTGCCGCCGACGTGCCAGACATCTCGGAGGAGCCGGACAGATTTGCAGAGTTTGCGGACTCGCCACTAATATCCGCAGATGCAGAGATGCTTGCTGCAAGAGACGCGACGTTTATCAAACCTCCGCTCGCGCTTGCGGATGCAGATGCGCTGCCATTGACCGTATAGTCAACGGCTGTAGATCCGCTTCCGGTTGCTTGACACGCCTCGCTACACGCTACGTTCTTGTCAACAGCAAGTTGCCCTGATGCGGAAGCATCAGAAGACACATTGCTAAAGATGGCAAAGAACACAAGCGCGTTTGCGCTTGACGAAGCAGAAGCAAAAGCGGACGCCGCAAATACAGCAACCTTGTCAGCAGATGAAGACGCTGCCGCCGAGCAAGATCCAGCGCCATCTAGATTTGCAGTTACATCAAGAGCGGAAGAGGTACTCGCGCTTCCGCTGCCTGCGCCAGCAACCTCTTTAACAACATCAGCCGCAGCAGATGCGGTTGCCGATGCGGCAATATCTCCGGCAATTGGTATGCCGAGCAATATGTACGCAATCGTACCGATCGATGCGTTAGCGGAAGCGGCGGATACCTTTGTTAGATTGGCAACCGCCACAACAGCCGCAGCGCCAGAAACAGCAGCCGCCAAATCATGCGTTACTGAAAGCGCCGCAGAAGTGACGGCTGATACAGACGCGGATGCCTCAATCTCCTGCGTTTGCCCAGATGACTCAGAGCCGTTGATTACAACGGTATTGAGGGCAGAAGAGTTGAAAAGCATCCGCTTGACCTTCTATTAGGCGAAGGTGATCGACAGGGACGCAGCCGGGAACGTAACGGTGTCAGCCTCGTTGATCGTCTTCTGGATCGTCAGAGCGCCATGAAACAGAAGGTTCCCGCCAGAGGCGTTATCGAAGATTCCAAAGTGAGTCACCAGCCCCCAACCAGCAGACGGGGTCGGGAAGGTGATCGCGCCGTTGTTCGAGGTCTGACCGCCCGTGCCGGACGATGCCACAGTCGATCCAGCCGACTGCGTACCAGCCCAGTTCGCGAGGGACGAGGCAACGGAAACGCGGGAGTAGTTGCCGCCCGAGACTTCCGTGCCGCCGCCAGCATCGCTGGGAGCGGAGGTGAACAGACCAACGTACAGGGTCGAGGTGGTGGGAGCGGACTGCCCACGGAACAGTTGGTCAACAAGAGCGTTTTCCAGATAATTCGACATTGCAGACATTTGTGTATCTCCTTAGTTAAGCGAATTGCTCGCGGATGACGAACTTCAGAACGTCGTAGATCGTTTGCGTTTGCCCGTCAAAGTCAATCTCGACCTCGCCTTCGTAAAGACCGGGATCGACGTTGAGGGTGTTGTTGGGGAAGTTAAACCGCACTATCCCCGTCGTACCTCCATCCACCTTCTCGCAAACGATGGTCGAGAGAACCGTTTCGCTACCAGCGGCTCGGAAGTACACCCGGACAGTAATGTCCGAATTGGACAGGTTGATCGGCGTCCCAGTTACTGGGTCCGTCAACGTGAGGCGAACGTAAGGAAGGTTGTCGCCGGTAACTAACTTGATCTTCGACGCCATCTACTAAGCCTCCGGGGTCTCCGGCTTCGGTTGCAGCGCGGCTTGCAACTTGCTGGCAACGGTAAGCGCCGCCCCGGCAGAGTTGATTCCTTGCTGGCGCACGACAAGGTCGCACGCGCCGATGAGCCATTGGACTTCTTGTTCGTTGAGTTCGACTTGCATGGTTTCCCCCTTGGGTTAAAGCGGTCGCATACGGACCGAAAGACTGGAGCGGGTATGCCCGCGCACCGCACGTTGCAGAGCGCGGTTGATTCCCTGCATAAACATGACGTTGCCAAGAGCAGCAACTTCTGGATTGGTGTACGACTTGCCCGGAGTCATGCACAGGCGTGCCTTCGCCCCATGCGCGATGAACTCGGCATAGTCTTCAAACAACACATCCTCGCAAGTCGTGGACGTGCGGGTCGGCTTCAGCGCCACGCGCATGGTCAACACGTTCGCGTAGGTGGCGTCCGGCTTCGGGAAGACAGAGAATGTGCGCTCATCCTTCTGGATGATCTGCTTGGTCTTGCCCGTCATCGGGTTCGCGTTTGAGAAGGTGGCGTTGTAGACGGTCGGGTCGGAGACCATGTCTGGCGCAACGACCTCCAGTTCGTCCCGCTCGAACCACGCCCGCATCAACTTGGTCACCAGCGTTCCCGTAATGGGCGGGTCGAAGTCGTAGTCGATGACGTTCTTGACGACAGTCACCGGGTCGTGGTCGCGCTGGAGGATCAGGCTGCGCTCGCAGAAGTCAATGGCTGCGGAGCGAATGGCTTGGGTCGCAGCGATCTCGGGGCAACCGGGAGCGTCTGGAAGAACGTAGGGTAGGAACAGATCGTATGAAGCCATCAGACGCCACCAGTCTGGAGAGCGGCGGGGTTGGGGTTCCCGCCCTTGCTGTTAAGGTCCGGCGAGTAGCCAACGTCCTTGGAAGTCTTGATCCCGAGCATCGCTTGGAACGCTTGGAAGTACGACACCGCCAACTGCCCGGTCGCAGCGAACTCCGCATCTTTGTTGTAGGCGCGGAAGAGAACGTAGTTCAGCAGCGGCTCGGCATAGATGTCCGCGACAGCCAACGTGCTACCAACCACCGTCACATCCGTCGGGTTCTTGGAGATGACGATCTCCAACTTTGAGGTGGACTTCGCGGGCGGGTAGACGTAGAAGACAGTCGGCACCCGGTTGTCGTAGACGAAGTTCTTGACCGTCTGCTCCGTTGTCGCCGAGTGCCAGTCCGGGTTCTGGCTGTCGAGGATGTCGCGATCCACCAGCCTAACGGCACGCCCGACAGTGTTGTCGGCATTGATGTTGCGAGTGATGTCAAGCAACCGGATCGCCCCAGCCGGGAGAGACTGCTTCGTCCCGGCGGCACACGTCATGGTCTCAACGGAAACAGACGCATCAGGGCGGACTAGAGTGATGGCGCGTTGACCATCGTTGATCCACTTGAAGAACTCAGAATCCGCCCAGCGGTAACTGGTGTTGTCCGTGTCGTTCAGGACCAACCGGGCGCGATCGATGATGTCACTAGCCAGCATTCGCTCTCTTCGCCTTCTCTATCTTGAACGGCGCGGGTTCAGACTTGACTTCCGGGGTCGGCTCCGGGGTCGGCTCTGGTTTCGGTTCGGGCTTCTGGTTTTGCTTTGGCTCAACCTCGACCATGTCCGGGCGGCTTGCGAGGCTCTCCGTCCAGATGTAGACATGGTCCGTTCCGATCTGTCGCAAATATCGCAATGGCTCTTTCAACTTCATGGCACACCTCCTCTGGTTTGATTGTGTAGAGAGCGGAACATCCCATCTCACACACGCGATCCCAGCCCCCTGCCCTCTGCCAATAGCAGCCGGTGCAACTTGCTTGAGCCACCAGCCCAACTACGGTCGGCGAACACTCGAACAGAAAGTCCGGTCTCGCCTGAGATACAACCGCTACACACGGCACTCCGTACAGCCCAGCGATGTGGGCGGGTCCGCTGTCGTTTGCAACAACGCAATCTGCATTAGCGTAGTAACGCAGCGCGTGATCAATCGGCAGACCGATTTGCTTCTCTACCGGCAACCCGAAGAAGCCATCGTCGATCGCCTGTCTACCATCTTCTCCAGCAAGCACTACCACCTTGAACTTGGGCGATAGCAACTTCGCAATCCGTCGCCAGTGCGGCATCGGATAGACCCGAGGGCGACCAGCAGAGATCGGTGCCAGCACGATGTATGGCTCAGAGATCGGTCTCGGCGGTTTGTCCACCCTCTCCGGTCTCGCTGGCTTCGTGTCGCCAATATAGAATTGCCGCGACAGATTCCGCAGATACCAATCAAGCCGCGACGTTATCTCGCCACGGTAGGCGGCTGCGAGTTGCCCGTCGTAGTCGTCGTTGATGTCGAAGCACTTCTCGTCCGGCAGGATCTG